ACCATTAATTGTTTCATACCTAATAGAAGCTTCTGTTTCTATAAACGACATTATCTGTCCTCCCTATTTATTTCTAATATAGATGCGACTACATCCACCGCTCCACTAGCTGCTTGCACTTTTAATATCTCACTTTCTTCCATAATTAAAGGTTCTGTTAACACTTGTTCTTTTTGATTAGCTGTTAAGTTAACATCATTATCAATTACGAAAGCTGTGCCTGACGAGTTAGTTAAAGTTAGTTTTACAACTGATGTACTTCCAGCGTCTTCTGCTATGTTTACAGACTTAACAATAGCTCTTGAATTAGTTGGTACAGTATACAAAGTTGTAAGATCTGTATTTGTTAAACTTTTTTTTTCGTTCTTATATATATTTGCCATTAACCTAATCCTAACCAAGTAAATCGTTCTTGGTCTTCTTTTTGTTGTCTTAAAAATGTAGAGTTTAGTTGTTCTACTATCGAAGCTAAAGATCTATTAATTTGTCTTTGGTTATCTTCGCTATATTCTTTTTTAGGTTCTGGTAATCTTACTACTATTTTTGTCATTATCTTCTTCCATCGGGTTGCAAGTCAGCTTGGAATGTACCGAATCTCCAAGATTCACCTGAACTTGTGTTTTCTATTTTTACGTTAGCGTATCTACCTCTAGCTCTTGTATCTACTTTAGTTGTAGCTGACGTAATTGTAAAGGGACTTAAAGTAGTAGCTGTTGCGTCTTCTGACGGATAATCAGAAACGGATACAGTTACTTGGTTATTTCCAGTCAATACTTTGAAGTTAGGTAAAAATCTTCTCATAGCTAAAAAGTATTCACCAATACCTTGATCTGTTTGTAAAGCAAAATTGTATGATTGTATAAAAGAAAGTAAAGCTGTTGTACTACCATCAGGGTTTATCTGATCTGTACCTATTTCATGTTCGAATAAAACACTTTGACCTAATCCAGTTTCACCTATAATTGCAGGAAAGGTTCCTGTACTAGAACTATTGTAAGCAGTTGCATAAGGTTTTGGATATATTAATGAATCAATCCAAGTTGTTCTGTTAAAATTAGTATTGGTATTTGTATACCAATTACCCATTTCACCAGGTGGTGCTTTTGCTCCGTAGTTATAGATAACAGATCTATCATTAAATGTAGCACTCGATGTTGGATACCACCACACAACTTCTGTAAACAAATTATTAATACCAGCACAAACTTGTTGTCCTTTAGTTGTGTTAATATCATCATAAACATAATCTTCTACACTACAAGGTAGTGAGTTTACTGTACCATCAAATGCAAAGAAACCATTGTTAGACATCCAGTATGCAACACCATCTATCTCAACAGCTGCATTCTGTCCTATCAATCCACAGTTCGTACCAACTTGTTCAAATCCAAATGTAAATGGTGCACCTACAAACTTCATTGTATACAAAGCATTATCAGTCCAAACTAGAATATTTTCTTTTGCAACTAACGCACCCATAATCCGCGTTCCGTCTTGAAGTCTTTGCGAACCGGCTGTATTGGTTGCTTGAATAGTATACTCATTAATACTTTCATCTGCAGAGAATCTAACAAACATATCATCTTGCGTGCTTGGTGTACCAATAGTTATTTCAGTTCCAAAATGAATTAAGTGTCTTGTTGTTGGTGATATTAAAGTTGTTCGTGTTGCTGTAGGAGCGTTTGTAGTTTCAAATCCAGACGTTGTTGTTGATGCTCTATTACTTGTAGGACTTGCAACACCTGCATCCCATGTAAACGTTTTACCATTTAATACTGTGGCAACTAAAACTTCACCAAAAGAATTTAATGACCATAGGCCTGGTTCTAATGTAACTGTTGATGCTAAAACTGCACTACCATATCCTGTAAAATCTGTTGCGTTAGTGACCACTGCTTCATCACTATGGGCTTGACCATTTGATGTGCCTGCTGTTGCAGTTCCTAATGCACCTCTTGTTATACCTGTTAACTCATTACCAGCCACACCAGTATAAGTTATTAATTCATTACCTACAGCTATTGTACCTGCTGGACTTGGAAAACCTGTTGTTGATGTTAATCTAATCTGTGTCGCTGATCCATTGTTACCATTTGTATCCGCGCTCAACGCTCCGTCTAAATCGTTTTGTAAAGCACCTGTAATTGTTCCGCCGTAATTTCCAATACCAAAACCATAACCATATGATTGTGCTGCTGGACCAACGGGCTCGTAAGGTTTTAAAGTAATACTACCACCAGTCGATACTGTACCGGTTGCAGCTGATCCCATTGTAATTGTAAAAGTAGTTGGAGTTGGAACGCTAATAACTTGAAACTTCTTATCTTCAAAATCTGATGCTGAAAAACCTGTACCACCTGGTAGAGTAACACTATCAAATAAAACTATATCTCCTACATTCATTCCATGTGCAGCTGAAGTTGTTATGGTAACAGTTGTTGTAGAGTTTGTTGAAAGCGTTGCTCCTGTGATACTAGTTTTTAAAGGTGTAATATCAAAGAGTTGCCCTTCAAAATAAACTAATAAAAATTTGTCTGTACCTAATGCTACGTACCTATTTCCATCTAAATCTACAAATGCAAATTCTTTTCTTACTACACCTACGATAGTGTCTGTAAGAAGTGATTGCCACCCACCTATTTTTTCTGGAAGTCCATATCTAAATCTTGCTAAATCAGAATCGGTCCAACGACCAACGGCACCAACAGAAGTATCCTGTCGATCTATTCCTGGCGCAAATTTAATTTGTTGAAGAGCCATCTGTTAGCTCCTATGCTGTGTTTGTTTTATAAGCCCAACCTCTTGTCGAATCTACATAAACAAGTGAAAAAGATTGACCTGCTGTACTTATAGTTAAATTAGAAGTTCCTGTATTAATGGGTTGACCATTTCTATCAACAATTAAATTGTTAGAAGCAAACGTTCCTCTTGCATCTAGAAATGAAACTTCATCACCTGTAGCTGGTGAAGCTGGTAGTGTTACTGTAATTGGGTTAGATGTAGTGTTAGCAAGGATTTGATCACCTGCTACAGCTGTGTATGCTGTTACTGATGATGAATCAATTGTGTAATATCCTTTTTCTATAATTCTTGTAACTGTATTTGTACCATCAGATACACATAAAAGAGTAGCAGCATTTGGAACGGGTACTGCTGTACCACTAGCTGTTGTTACACTTAAAGTATATTTAGCTGATGTTCTATTAGTCTCATCACTAATTACCCAAACTCTTTCAGAGCCAGAAGGCATAGTTAAAGTTGTGTTAGTAGATAAGTTACCTGATAGTTTTAAATAAAAGTTCTTACCATTAGAAGCTGCACCATCAGATAAAAGTAAAGTTACACTACCACTAGCCATACTTAAATCTAAATAACCGCTAGCGCTTTGTTCTAATATCTGTAAATTGGTATTTGTAATACTTCCCCAGAGACCTGCTTTTTCACCGGTTGCTACTAATTCTAATTTTAAATCTGTTGAAAATGTTGATGCCATAATTTTAACTTGGATCTATTGGTGTCCAAACCATATTTGCTCCAGGTACAATCTCATTCCATGTAATAACGCCTGCTTCGTTAGTATTCAATGTTAAACCACTTCCTGTAGGATTTACTAAAGCAGTTCCGGTAATTGTAACATTTCCAGTTGCTAACGTCAACGCGTTTCCTGTAGGGCTGACCGAAGCATCTGCTGTTACTGTAAATGAGCCTAAACCTAGCGATGTAGCGTTTCCTGTAACAGTAAAATTAGAATCACCAGAAATGGTTAAAGTTCCAAGACCTAGTGTTACTTGGTTTGGATCTGGAATTTCGGTTACAGCATCAGCTATAATACCTACACTACCAATTGTAATCGTTAATGCGTTACCCGTAGTTGATACTATTACATCGGAATCTGGTCCTGATGTAGCGAATGGTAATGCTGCTATTGCGTCAAATCCTAAACTCATAAATAATCCTTAAAAGGAGACAGTGAGGTATGTGGTGGATTCACTGTCCCCATTTAAAGACTATATTACTTTTTAAACCAACTTGGAAGTCCTAAATGAGGTCTTGTATCATTTATGTTTTGGTCTGCATCTTTGGATTTTTGATCATTATAGTGTAGAAAAACTTGAGCACAGTTATCTCCCTGAAACTCTTCTCTCCAATGTTCTAACTCCATTCCTCTATAAACTAGCATATCACCAGGCTTTAGATTAACTAAAATACCTTTGTTATCACTAGATACAGTTATCTTTTTACCATCAGGTATGCCTACATTTTTCTTTGGCTCCAAATGTATAGGCCAAGGATCACCACCTAAATTTAAAGTTGTAGATATTTCACAACTAAATCTATCTTTATGTCTATGTAAGACATCGCCAGGTTTATATATTCTTGCATAAGAATATGTTGGATTTAATTTTAATCCTGTTTTCTTTTCCATAATTGGTAAAGTTCTCATTAACAAAGTTTCCATAGCTATATCTGCATAATGAGAATATGTATTTGGAACTTGTTGATC